ACTGTTGATCCAGACGAACATTTGAAGTACAGGTTGGAACCTGAGTAGTATACAGAGACTCCAGATTCAGTTAGCGATCCCGATGCCTTCTGTAGGACGACCATCACATCATCGGAGCCTGTCAATGTAGGAGGATTGAGAGCCCAGAATTCTACAGAAAACGAACCCGTGCTTGGATTCAGAAGAGAAGTCTGCGTTACACCATTTTCCTTACCAACATCATCAACCGATACAAATGCAAATCCAGAAGGTGGATAGAATTTCAGGTGTCCCTTTTTCGTTCTCGGCCAAACACCAGAGACATACCTTTGATAATCATCAAGCGAGTTATGAAAGTGTTGTTTGTCTTCGTCTGTCCCATCATAGGGATATTCATTGAGAAGCTTCTCACCAGTGATATTGAAGTAATCAAGCGCAGAATTGAAGAAAACAAAGTTCGCGAAGTCAGAGTAATCTACCTTTGGTCTGACAACCTCAAATTCCTGTATCTTCCTGAGCATCGCATCTGAATCGATGATTTGCCCGATGGAATCTAGATTTTGAGTTGGACCTGCAACGAGCTCACTTGGAGCCCGAAGCTTGTCGTCGAAAAGAGAGAAAAGTTTATTTGCCATCGTCAGAACAGAATCTCAGATATTCTTCAATCAGATCCTCATACATCTTCTCAAACTTCTTAACCCTCTTGTTCGAAAGAGGGTCCGAGCTTTTCTCGGCAACGTTCGTAAACTTCAGAATCTTCGCGAGTTCATCCTCATACTCCGCCTTGGACGAAAATCGGAATTCCTTCTCTTCCATTTCACACCACCCTGAATTTGAGACCAGCATCAGCTAAGTATTGTCTCTGGCCGTCTATGTCGAAGAGGAAAGAGAGTCTGTACACGTTACCCGGACTCAGCGAGCTCATATAGAAGCTCATGTAATTTCCCTTCTGATCATACGACAGTCTCGTATATTCCAGTGTGCCTGTGCTGAAGGGCACCACGACCTCGTCGGTGCGATCGTTGGTGATCCTATAGTATGCCTTGGTTATAATCGTTCCATTGGCATCGAGTGAAGCTGTGAGCACTCGAGCTGGATTGTAATCATGCGGACGTACGAACAGATTCAATCTGACGTGTTCATCATCTTCATACGAATCTCGAAGGTTGACGACGTTTACAAAATATCGCTTTGGAGAGATGTCTGTTACATTCAGGTTGTCACCGATGCCGAATGTACCGGTCATGAGACCGACTCCAGGATTTGCTGGATCAAACCAGATGTCATGGAAGAGAGAGCCGGAGTAGCTTGCCGACGGAATGACGAACGAGGCGCTATAGACTCCTGATTGTCCAACGTGAGATCCGGAAACTACCGCGATCGTTCCAGAAGCGTCGACGATCTTCACGGCAACCGATCCTGTTCCGATGCTTGGAATATCGAAGAGGTACCCACGAACGGCATGACGAAGATAGAGTGTTCCGCTTACGTCAAAGAAGAAGTTGTTCCTGTCATCTTTCACCGAGTCATCCCAACGAGCTTCTAGATAAGGACGCTTGTCTTTGAAGAACGTGTTTCGACCATGGAACATCTTGATGTAGTAGTCTTGGCTATCTGCTTCCTGAGATGAAGAAAGCTTTACAAGAAAACCATTGTTCGGAGATCCATTAAGCCAGGCAGTAACGACATCTGTTACATCGACCTCAAGATTTTCATGACCGTCATCGAAGTGAGAAACCGCGATTGAACCGCTACCAACGGCTCCCAAAGAAGACCAAAATACGTTTGACTTGGCCTTCACCCAATTCGCTACACCCTTGTCTGAAAAATTATCTACGTCCCTTCCCTTTCCTTCATCCCAGCCTTGAGACAGCGCTTGAACTTCTACGTCAAAACTTGAAGGGAGTGTGTGATCATGTTGAGCGTCTGTCAACTTGAGAAAATAGCTAACACCAGATGAAGGAAGGTCAGGGATATTTGAGAGACCAGAAAGATCAAATTGCGTCAGAATCCTTGCGATACTTGCCGTGGATGGAACACCAATCGAACCTGAACGAGGAGCTTTCTTGTAGAGATGCAAAATCTCCGAAGCTCCAAAATTTGAACCCGATCGCTGAATTCCATTCACCTGAATATCGGAGATGAATGTGTCCTTCTGAGCAAAGATTCTGTAGATCATCTTACTTGGACTCCCCGTTGATGTCCTTGTTCGGATACTTGATCTGGAAGATCTTCCCTTCAGGGCAGTACAGGATTCCGTTCTGCGTCCACGCCTGAGTGTCAAATCTCACTGACCTGCCCGTGTTGTCTTCGTAGACAAGGCCATCCATTTGACCAAACGCGCTCTTGATACTGAGACTGTATACCGAGATGACCCCGATCACGTTTTGCAGGAGAGATGAAAGATCAGACATGACTATCGGCTGTCCGATCGCCATGTTGTCAACACTCAGGTGGTCCTTAAGAACACTCAGACACTTTGCCAACACCTCTGTCCTATTGTACTTCGGCGAAACGACAACACCGAAATCAATCTTCAGGTTGATGATGTCTGTGCGGAGGATGTTCACACCGTCGGTCAACATCCTGTAAGGGGCCAGGTAACGCTTAAGATTGTTGATCAGGGTCTCTGTGGCTTGTGCGAGGTTACCATTCTCATCTTTTGATAGAACGTGAATGTCAAGAGCGAGAGCATTGATGGCATCTCTATGGACCATCGCCTTCTCGACCTTGCCGAACTTTGCAGGCATCGAGAATACTCTGGAGATGTAGTCTTCCCGAGTTACAGCTCTATTTTGGGCTGCGAAGAATGCGGGACTATTTGCTTTAATCTCAGAGATTGTTTCCTCGGGAGCCCCGCCTTCTGTCTTTTGGACATTCAGACATTCGATTGAACCTACGACATCGGATCTTTTCCCAGGATTCAACCCAGTTATGGTAAAATCAAGAAGCGCAGAATTAACAGCTTTTATGGAACCTTGAGGGACATTGGTTTGAGGTCCCCCTCCTACTCTATATTCCACACTCAGTGACGTGTTATACGGACTCAAGCCTAACGTGCTAGTTTTGAGAAAGTTTTGTGGATCTAGAGAGAATGTGGTAAAATTTGATTTACCAGAAATTGGTAAGGCAAAATCTGATACATTAGGGATGAGTTCATCATCGAAATTTACGCCATCACCAGATCCAAAAATGAGAGAAGTTTTCTTTGTAGACGGATCTCTATCGATGATGAAACGTCTAGGTACAGCTCGAAGTTTTAGAACATACGGAACAACGTTGTTGTCCACCCCATCATTCACCGACGAATCAAATATCACTTCCTGGGGAAGATAACTTACCTCGAACCAGTCATTTCCATCGCTATCTTTTACAGACAAGACTTCAATGACGTCATCGCGTGTAAGTTGAATTGTTTTGAATTGTTCGAATGGCCCCAATGTAAAAACATCTGCCACCGTCTCAGCGGCAATTACCTCGACGTCTTTTCGAAGAGCAAAGTGAGTTGGTAATCCAGTTGTCGCGTCATATTGAGAACCCGTTACCATCCTATACTTCGATGTGTTCTCTGTTGGAGCACTTGCACTGAATTGTATATCATTGAGAGTCTCAAATACAACGCTTCCAGGCCCCTGAAGCTTTGAGCTTGCGTGCATAATTGGACAATATGATTCATCTGGAACCCTGGCTCCATTAACGGTCGCTGCGGGAACCTCACAGAAAATCGAAACTATTCCACGAGCAGCTCGTTTTCCAGAGGGTCTATACCCAAGCCCTTTTGCGAACGATGTAACGTTTTCTATCTGTCTTGCAGATTCCTGCTTCAACTCTTCAAATTGCATGTCCTGATAGAACGAAAGTACGTCTCCGATGTACGCTGTCAATTCAAGGAGTGCCATTCCTGGAGATGTCTCATTGAAATCTTGAAAGACGCCAGAGTGGTGAGCTTTGGTGAACTCCATGAGATCGCGCTTTGCACTCTGGAAGTCTCTTCCAAGATATTTGATAGCACGCTCTTTGAAATCGATAGTCATATCACTTCTCCATCACCGTGAAACTATGACCTCTAATCTGCTAGACAGATCTGGTCTTGAAATGAGACCGAATTCCATATTGACTTTCATTCCATTCTCGGGAACATTGGTATCATCGTCTTCTAGTAGAATGTCGATATTTCGAATGAAAACAAAAGGAAGCCATGTTTCTATTTGGTTGTTGATTCTATCGATCACTCTGGATTTCAATTCTTCGGCATGAAGTGTCTCAAAGAGAAACTCCTTGAAATTACAACCCAAAGAATAGTGACATACCCTCTCTCCCCAGTTGGTCAAGAGTAGAGATTTTAGATCTTCCCTAACGGCGTCTATGTCTTTATCGGTAGTTTCGAAGTGACCGATAGAGCCGGTAGTTTTAGAAAATGGAAGGGTGAAACCTAGTGGCATGGATCGTCCTCTCGGATAAGTAGGACTACCTCTTAGATTCTACCCAATCAAGATATCGGAGCTTTTGCAACAACAACTGGAGGAGTGGAAGTGGTTGTTGTAAGAGCAGTAACCTGCTTCGTGTGAGTGTCTAGAACTGTCGCCAGAAGTGTGCAGAAAGCAGGAATCAGATTCGGAACTGTCACTTCAGCTGTCCCAGCTGGCTTTCCTAGGAGTGCTCTGACATCACTTTTCAAACCTGAAATCCCGCTCGAGCTAGCTGGATTCTTTGGAATAAATCCTCCTCCTGCAAAGGAGACTGCGTCCCAATAGTCCTTAACACCCTGCTCCCAACCATCGAAATAGTTGTTGTTCTTAAGCGCAGCTGCAACCTTACTTCCATCTCCACCAGTGGCAGACATTCCACTACAGAGGGCAGCAGATGCATACGAATGGTATGCCTTCCCAAGATCGTCAGCCAGATCTGTAGTGATCTTCGGACTCTTGACATCTCCAGAAGTAACAGCTAGTTGTTTCGTGAAAGCATCGGCCAAAGCAGAAGCCAATGTCGGCATCACGAGAGGCATCAGCTCTTCACCTTAGAGTCCCAAGCAGTCTTCTTAGTTGTGAGCGTCGCATCTGGAGTAGCTGTGGCAGGTCCCACGAGCGCAGGAGTTGTTGGACCGACGGCTGACATGTGGTTGTGATTCTCCATCATGCCAACCATTGCGACGAACAGATCGTCCCATGGAGCTTCACATCCGCCAGTCAAGTGAACTTTTGGAGAATCTATCTTGATCTCACTTCCATCAAAATTCATTTTTGTGGAGCCAATCCTTACGAAGATATGACTTTCTTTCGTATCCATCACAATACGACATTTTTCCGTGATCATGTCGATCTTGTTCTCATCCATCTCAATGGTATTCTTGCTTCCCATCCTGATGAAAATTTTCTTCCCGTCCATGAACAAATAGTGTTTGTCGTCATCATTGGCGCAGACCTTGATGTCCTTGCGACCAACGATACGGATCAGGTCTGACTTCAGGATGGCACCTGGCTTTTCGTTCTGGGCCTGCTCGACCCCCGCCAGTCCCAGGTTGTCGTCCACCTTGGATTTCCTAGTCAGGTACAAATACGAATCATCCTTGGCCAGGTCTGGGTCCTCGGCGGCCCTTCCCGCTATGATGTGAACAGTACCGGTGCCAGCACCTTTATTGGCAGCATTGATATGCCCCAACCCATCTGCTCTAGTCGCAGGACCTTTCTTGGCCCTATCTGTTCCCATGATGATTGTTGTGTTATTCGAACCCTCAACAACATAATCACCATAGCGTCTTGTAAAACGAGGAACCTTTTCTATGACGATATCTGATGACATACAATTCTCACTTGAAAAGAGAGCTTAATTTATTTCCAGAAGTTGTCTCAGACGCGTCAGAATCTTTGTCGAATTTTTTCTTTTCTGCTGACTTAACAGATGCTGTATCTGGAAACTTACTTGCCAGAGGCGTCGTCTCTGTTGGTTTGAAAAATTTACTCCCGGGTGCGTAATTCATTCCGGAGTGTCCAGGAACCTTCGTTATCCACAGACCATGCAGCTTTTCTGAATCTTCGAACATGACGTATACATGCTCGCCGGGCTTGATAGGAACAGATATATTTTCTGGAAAGAATGGCCAAAACACGCGGAGGTCGTCATCTAACGAAAACTTATCTGCCCCGTCTGAAATTATGCGTGCCTTGATACTATTGGGCGGATTTTCTGGTCCAGATCTGGCTGGTACATCAAACTTTTTGTCGCCAACTTTATGAGACACTGTTCCATTGGCCGTTGGATTTTCAAGTTTTCCGCCGTCGACGTCAACTCCTATCACCAATGCCCTATGAAGGAACGGGATAAGCTCATTTCGTTCTTGGTACATTCCTTGAGCGCCCTTCCTAAGAATCTCTTGGAAGAGTAACTCTGGTCTGCGAAACTTATCTCTAGTGAATCCGCCGCTTGACATATTAGTTGGTCTGGTCCGTTGTTCCAGACATCTCGATCTCATCAAAGATCGAGTCGGCGTCGGTTACTTTCTTGACGTCTGTTGGAGCTTCTGTCTTAACACTGACTTTGGTAAGCTCAACAAGTTGAGCATTCATCTTGGTCAGAACGTCAGAAAGCTTCGCAACATTCTCCGCGACGGTGATCATCGCCATCCCCTCTACCATTACTTCGGGTTGGGATGTTAGCTTGATCAACTCGTCGCGGACCTTTTCTACGGTCTTGCGATCACTACGAGCATTCTTCAATATCTCTTCGAAGAGATCCTCTGTCCTCTTTTCCATCGCTTAGACCCCCGTTACTATCGTAGTCATCCTTCCATTCATCGTACAGGGCCTTGATCTTCTTGAGATTCACAACCACCTGCTTCGTGTTCAAGCTTGTCAATTCTCTCAGATAGAGGTACACGGCCTTCTTGTTATAGATAGGCACGAGATCTGGATTTCTCATGATGAAGATGACAGCTTCTAAAACTTGCGTCTCTGTCTTCTTCGTTAGACGATCCCTCCAAGAGTCCATTGCATCGTAAAACATGAGCCATCGTTCACGATCTTCCACCTGAGCTTCGTAAGGAGCGATTGAAAAGTTTGGATCGCTTGAGACAGATTCATGGTCAAGATCGACATGCAATTCACTTTCGATCCTGTTCTTCTTACTTCGTTCCTTGCTCTTTTGAATGAACCAGTTCTTGGCTACAACGTTGAAGTAGGAGAATCCCTTGGTACCTTTTGTGGGATCGAACTTGGGAATCATCTCGTAGAGATTTGAAAGTCCCTCTCGTTTCAGAGTCTCTACATCATCCAATTTGTAAAACCCATAGACGAAGATGAGATTCTCTACAAGTTTTTCAAAGGCAGGCCTGATTCGCTTGTCAAAAATCTCGTGCTTCTCCTTCTGATCATTGGTACTGAGAAATTCTTCAAGCGCAATGTCTGTCTGCTTATTGAAATATTGTGCCACTGTATCTCCTTACTTCGTGACTGGAGGATTCGGGATGACAACCTCGGGTCGCAATTTCTTGTTGGTTGTTTCTTCCATCCGTCTGACGAATTCATCAAGACGTTTTGAGATCGTGAGCATATTCTGATTTGCTGTTCTGACCTCTTGAGAGTCATCAAACAACGGAGTGGCAAGAAGCTTATCAAAGAAGGCTACATTCAGATCAATGTCTCTTGCCAACATTTCAAAAAGTTCGTCGAACTGGAGAAGTCGTCGGCTAAATCTGACGACTACGAATAACAAGGTCACATTTGCCAGCAAGGAAAGAGAAAGCAGAAGACCTGTAAGAACGTTCATTTTTTGTACCCATCCTTTGCCCAACATGATCCTTTGAGGACAAAGGTCGTAGGAACGATAACTGTCTCCATCTTTGCTCCACATTCAACATCTGGGCATTGAGGTTCTGCCTTCTCGGAGATCTTCTGGATAAGCTCGATCTGTTTCCCACATGAGGGACACTTGTAAACATAAGTTGGCAAGTTATGTATCCCCTTCCAGATATGAAATAGCAGAACGAAAGAACTCTGGATTATCTTTCACTTGCTTTGATGTTTCCCTTCGAAAGAGGTTTGACATCTCAGACAAGACTTTTGCATTAGGCCACTCGACCCTTGCGTTCCTTGTACTCACGTGAAAGGCAAACGCGACGAGGGCTCATATCGTCAACCTGAGTTGGTTGCTCAAGTTCGATATCTCTAAGCATATCTGAGATATCTCTATTTTCAACAAGTCCAGTTCTCACAATTTCTACAATCTCCAACAACACGTCTTCGCCGAGTTTCATATTGCCTCCATTAAAGCCATTGTATACAAAGGGGTCGCGAGATGACAATCATTTTGACACCACACTTGTTCCGAATTTCTGCACTACATTTCTAGCACATTCGTTGGCAAATTTTACCGCCATACGAACATCACTGTTCTTAAGAAGAGAAAATGTCATAGCTGCAGTATGTGTGTCACCACACCCTGTTACATCCTTTGCCTGAACTGAAATGCTTGGAAAGTTTTCCGAATGCACGACGTACTTCAGGTTTACAACTCCCTCTTGCGCTACCTCCTGACCTTTCTCAGCCTGGCGGAGTTCTGCGCCCTTGGCACCTTTGGTAACAACGACGTGTTCGAACAAACCTTCCACATATGGATATGCAGAACACGAACCCTGCGAACCATATTCCATCTCGTTCACTTTCAAAATATCCATACCTCGATAGATTGAAAGATCGAGTCTCTTGGAATCTACTACTTTCAGTTTTGCATGAGGAGAAACAAGATCAACGATGTTCTTTCCTATCGATCCCTTGTTATAGTCTGAGAAAATTACTGCATCGAATTGATGTCCTTCGAGAAAATGTCGAAGTGACAGTTCGAATGTCTCAAGACTTTGCCTATGAAATTCTTTGATGTTGTCACACCTAAACACAATTTTCATTGTGTTCTTGTCGACATACCTGTCCTTGTACATCGTATCAAACCCAGCGCAGAGGATCGTATTGATGCCAATTTTTCCGATCATCTTCTTTGCTTCATTCTCAACGATGCCTGCCAGAAAGACCTCGATGTCTTCTCCACCAAGAGCTTTCAAGTTATGAGCCACGTTGGCAGCGCCTCCAAGGCGATTCTCGTGCTCTATCTTGTCCCAGACAGGAATTGGTGCCTCAGGTGCTTGCCTGGTAGATCCCACATAAAAATACCGATCGACCATCACGTCGCCGACCACCAGGACTCTCTTTACGTTTTCAGACTCCGACATTGTTCTTAATCCTATCGATGATAGAAGTAGATGACATACCTTCTTCTACGTTCACTAGGACTACCTGAGCGAGTTTAGAGCCGACAACTTCTTTTCCTCTATAATCGGACCCTTTCACGACGACGTCAGGCATGATGGCTTCAATCATCTTAAGGGGTGTGTCTTCATCGAACGTCGCAGCATAGTCGACAGCTTTCAGGCTGATGAGCATAATGCACCTCGAGCGTTCATCTGTGAACGGACGAGTTGACCCCTTAATCCTCTTCACTGACGCATCAGAATTCACTCCGACGACAACGGTGCCCTTCGGACCGGCCAAGGAGCGACACTCCTTGAGCAGCTTGATGTGACCTGGATGAAGGATGTCAAAGCAGCCATTCGTGAAGACGACGCGACTATATCCAGATGGACCGAATCTACCTTTGCCGTCTTCTATGATTGCTTCGGCAATTGTCTTGTAGGAATCAATCTTAGAGATTGATGAAGTCATCAGCATTCACTCCCTTATCGTCCACATAGAAATCGGCGGCCGGTTTCCCGAACTTCAATTCGTGGAAGAGAACACCGTTCCTGTCCAGCCAGTCAAGAGTCATCGGTCCGTAGTCTTTCCAGATCTGATCGACATTACCCTTACATGTAACCATCCCGCGTGCGGTGAAGATGATGATACGATGACCGGCCATGTAGAGGCTGTTCACCTTCTCAACCATCTTCGAAATCGGCTGCATGAGGTGATACGTTCCCGTACGCCCTTGAGTACAGATCGTTCCATCCAGATCGAAGACGTACGTTAACATTAGTTCTCCGTGACAGCTCGCTCTTTCATTTCCAGCCAATCCTTGTTCTCTCGAAGTTCATCATTTCGATCGATCATAGCCGTGAACATCTTCTCTTGCACGCCACATTGTTTAGCGACCGCTCGAAGGTTCTGGATATCCTTAGGGAAGCAGTGACCTCCATACCCAAGTTGTCCATCTGGACCTGGGACGATCGTGTGCCCGGCTCCGATTCGACTGTCGAGAACTGCCAACATTCGAACCTCTTCATAGTTCGTTCCGAGCTTCTGACAGATCTGGTAGACCTCGTTCGAGAAGATCACCTTCGCTGTCAGAATACCGTTGGCGTAAAGCTTGACCATCTCGGCCGTGGTTGGATCAGTCTGCATGATCAGACGACGCTTCCAAGGATCTTCAAGCTCCAGGCGAGCAGGATCTGCTTCGGCAAAGTATTTGCAGACGATGACGGCATCATCTTCATCTCCACCGACGATGATCCTGTTTGTCTCCTTGAAATCCTGAACGCTGTTCTTCTCGGTGAGGAATTCAGGAGAGAACGTGATCCTCATTGGAAGGAACTTGTTCTGCATCTCCTCTGTAAATCCAGGATAGACAGTGCTCTTGATCACGACAACGAACGTATCAAGAT